GTGGATACGCTATCGGGTCCTTACAAGACTACCTTGGTCTTCCGACAGTTGGTCAAGTCGGCAATGGTAATACGGTTTCACATTCGGCGTTACCTACCCGTGCCTATAATTTAATTTATAACCAGTGGTTCCGTGATGAAAACCTTCAGAATTCCCGTGTGGTTGACAAAGGCGATGGCCCTGACGCCTCCGCCGCTACTAACTATGCAATCCTTCGACGTGGCAAGCGTCATGATTATTTCACTAGCTCGCTGCCGTGGCCCCAGAAAGGCGGTACAGCTGTAACTTTGCCTTTGGGTACGTCTGCTCCTGTTTTTGGTACTGGTAAAACTCTTGGTTTTACTGATGGTACTGTTAACGTTGGATTTGGTGGTACGGCCGGTGACGGCGGTATTATTAAAGATACGAATCTTTATAATGTTAATGTTGGTACTACTCGTTTAGGTTCACAGACCGGTTTAGGTGGACTGGGTGTCGTTACCTCTGGTGTTTCTGGTTTGTATGCTGATCTTTCGCAGGCTACGTCTGCTACTATTAATCAGCTTCGACAATCTTTTCAGATTCAAAAGTTGCTTGAGCGCGATGCTCGTGGTGGTACTCGTTACACCGAGATTTTGCGTTCTCATTTTGGTGTTACTTCTCCTGACGCTCGTTTGCAGCGTCCTGAATATTTGGGCGGTGGTTCAACCCCGATAAATATTTCTCCCATTGCTCAGACTTCTTCTACTGGTGTTTCTGGTTCTACTACTCCTCAAGGTAATTTGGCTGCTATGGGTACTTACATGGCTCAAGGCCATGGTTTTACCCAATCATTCGTGGAACACGGTTATGTGATTGGTGTTGTTTCTGTTCGCGCTGATCTTACTTATCAGCAAGGTCTACGCCGACATTGGTCGCGTTCTACTCGTTACGATTATTATTTTCCTGTGTTTGCTATGCTTGGTGAACAAGCTGTGCTTAACAAGGAAATTTATGTAACTGGTGGTTCTACTGACGATTCAGTTTTTGGATATCAGGAGCGTTGGGCGGAATACCGTTACAACCCTTCTGAGATTACTGGTCTTTTCCGTTCTACTGCCGCGGGTACTATTGACCCTTGGCACTATGCACAGAAGTTTACTTCTTTGCCTACTCTTAACTCTACTTTTATTCAGGACACTCCGCCTCTTGCTCGCAATTTGGCTGTTGGTACTGGTGCTAATGGACAGCAGCTTCTTCTCGATGCTTTTTTCAATATTAATGCTGCTCGTCCTTTGCCTATGTACTCTGTTCCTGGTCTTATCGATCATTTTTAAGCTCGTGCGGTTTACACCGCATGAGCCGAAAGGTTCATATGAGTATTTTTGACAATCTTCTTTCTAACCCTTTGGGTCTTGTTGGTGATCTTTTTAGTGGTTATTCTGCTTATAAGGGTCAGCAAGAAGCTAATCAGACCAATCGTCAGATTGCAGCTGATAACACTGCTTTTCAGGAGCGTATGAGTAACACCGCTTATCAAAGGCAAGTTAAGGATATGGAGGCTGCAGGCCTTAATCCTATGCTTGCCTATACTAAAGGTGGCGGTGCTTCTACTCCTTCTGGTTCTATTGCTACTGTTTCTAATCCTTCTGCTTCTGCTGTTTCTGCTTATCATTCTTCTGCCAGTGCTCGTGAATCACAAGCACGCACTCAAACTGAGTCTAAGCGTCCAGCTCAAGTTGTTGCTCAGACGAGGGAAACCGAGTCTAAGATTCCTTTGAATGAAGCTCATGTTGATAAGGTCGCTCAGGAGATTAATAATCTTAAGACTGAGAATGACAAAGCTAAAGCATTGATTCTTAATATTCATCAGGAAGGCCAGAATTTGCTAAAGCAAAACTGGAACCTGACTGAAGTGGGTAATCATTTGCGTAAGTCTATTGAGTTGATGGGTGATCAAATTAACAATTTTCACGCTATTACTGCCAATACTAATGTTCTTACTGAGATCAATCGTATTGAAGAGCAGCTTAAACGACTTGATCTTTCTTCTGCTCAGAAGTTTGATAATTTTGGTCGTGATGCTGCCCAGATGAAGATGTTTTTGGAAGTGTTTAAAGCTATTGTTCGTCCCCGTTAAGGAGTTTTTTATGAAGTTTATTTCTGCTTATGATAATCACGATGCCAGGTCTACAGAGACCGGGCTTAAGTGTTTGGATTCGTCTTTGACTCAACAGCAGTTTAAAGAGGAATCTGATATCAACACCATTGTTGATCGTTTTATGAAGACTGGCCATTTACCAGAGCCAGCTTCTATGCCCCAATATGTTGACTATGAGGGCGTTTTTGATTTTCAGTCTGCTATGAATGTTGTTCGTCAAGCTGACGAAAACTTTATGCGCATGGACGCTAAGGTCCGTGCTCGTTTCCACAATTCCCCCCAGGAATTTTTGGAATTTTTTGCTAATCCTGACAACGTTGAAGAGGCGGTTCGCCTTGGTCTTGCTATCCCGCAAGCTAAGGAGAGTCCTCCCGTTGTTGCTGCCGCTCCTGCGGCTTCTGCAGCGTAAAGCTGCTTTGGCACAGTTCGCTACTTGATGTAACTGTGCCTATTGACACCTTTTTGTTTTCTGTTCTAATGGAGTTCATCATGAAACCTTTACATCGTCACAACGCTAACAAGCACCAGAGTGCTGCTAGCTTTAAGCGCAACGTCAAGACCACCAAGCTGATCAACATCACTGCTGGTCCTATGCGTGGCGGTATCCGTCTATAAGGCTTAGGTGTGCTCAACCCTTTGGTCACACCCTCAACACGGCCCTATCAAGTGCGGACAGTGTATAGAGTGCAGGCTGGCTTATTCGAGAGAATGGGCTATTCGTATCACTCACGAGCAACAGATGCATCAGGTGTCTTGTATGCTGAACCTCACGTATAACGATGATTGGCTTCCCGAGCATGGTCAACTTTTTAAAGAGGACCTGCAGCGCTTTTTTAAGCGTCTGCGTAAGGCGGGTTTCAAGTTTCGTTATGTGGCTTCTGGCGAGTACGGCGATCAGACTAAACGTCCGCATTTTCACATTGCGTTGTTTGGAGTTGATTTTTCTGGTGATCGTAGCCCTTTTGGCCGTGCTGTTGGTGGTGACCGTACCTACACATCTGCTTCCGTTTCTAAGTCTTGGACTTACGGGAATCATTTGATTGGTACGCTTAATTTCGAGTCTGCTGCATACATTGCCCGTTATATCTTGAAAAAGATTAAGGGCTTGCAAAAACCTGAACCTCTTCACATTGATGATGTGACTGGTGAAGTTGTTTTGCCTAATCCCGAGTTTATGCTTATGTCTAAAGGCATTGGCCGTTCTTGGTTTCGGGATTTTTTTATGTCGGATATTTTTCCGCATGCTTCTGTCATTACCTCTCAAGGTAGTAAAGCTCCTGTTCCCCGTTATTACAAAACTTTGTTGAAGGAGGTTGGGTCCGATTTAGCTCTGGACATGCAGTATCGTTCTTCGGCTCGTGCCGAAATGGAAGTTGAGCGTATAGCGTTTGAGAATCTTCCTGGACGTAAGGTTTCTCGTTCTCTTGTTTCTACTTCTCGTTCTAATTTATCTAAACGTAATCTATAATTTTTAAGGTCATATCATGCATTTATTCGTTGTTTGTGTTAAAGATCGCGCAGCCGAAGTCTTTAACCGTCCTTTTTTTGTTCCACATCGCAATGTTGCTATTCGCGATTTTACTGATGAAGTCAATCGTGCTGCAGCTGATAACCAGCTGAATAAGCACCCTGATGACTTTGATCTTTATTTGCTCGGTGAGTTTAACGATAATACCGGCGAATTTTCTATTTCTTCTCCCCAGGTCTTGGTTCGTGCCAAGGATGTTTTGCAGTCTGTCTGACCCTTGCACCCCTTCGGGGGTGCTTTTTTCTTTTTGGAGTTTTTTATGTTCCACAATAAATCGGTTGATGCTCACAATTTTGCAATGGTTCCCCGTGCTGACATCCCCCGTTCTCGATTCGCTATGCAGAAAACTCTTAAGACTACTTTCGACAGTGGTCTAATTGTTCCTATTATGTGTGAGGAGGTTTTGCCTGGTGATACATTTAATGTCAATGTCACTATGTTCGGTCGTTTGGCGACCCCCATCTTTCCAGTTATGGATAATCTCCATCTGGACTCGTTCTTTTTCTTTGTTCCTAATCGTTTGGTTTGGGACAATTGGGTTAAGTTTATGGGAGAGCAGAATAATCCTGCCGATTCCATTTCTTACACTATCCCTCAACAAGTATCCCCAGCTGGTGGATACGCTATCGGGTCCTTACAAGACTACCTTGGTCTTCCGACAGTTGGTCAGGTCACTGCTGGTAATACGGTTTCACATTCGGCATTACCTACCCGTGCTTATAATTTGATTTTTAACCAATGGTTTCGCGATGAAAATCTTCAAAATTCCCGTGGTGTGGACCTCGGTGATGGTCCTGATGCCAACCCCGCTACTATTTACCAAATCCTTCGACGTGGCAAGCGTCATGATTATTTCACTGGCGCGTTGCCCTGGCCGCA